GCATACACCGATCTGGTCAGCAAGTTCTTTGGCTGATCGCAGCAGCCTGCGGATAGGCTGAGGCTAGAGTCTGACTTAGGCTGGCCCTATCTGCTGCCCTCCCATGCCCAAAGGCCCCGGAACCTACGGCTCACAAGTCGGCCGACCACCTAAGAAGAAGAAGAAGGGAGGCAAGAAAAAGTAATGGCCCGCAAAATGCGGCGTGTGGCAAAGGACAAGGCCACTGGCCTGCCTAAGAAGTACCTGTCGGGTGCTAAAAACCGCGCTGCTAAGGCCCGCGAACTTAAGCGCACCGCCGAGGCTTACAAGCGCGGCGAGTTCATCGACATCAAAGCCGTTTCAGCATCGAGGGTGAAGCAAGGTGGCACCAAAAAGAAAACCACTAAACGAGGCAACAAAAACCGCACTAAAAACAAAGGCTAAGAACTCCCGCTTCACCTACGAGCAGCTGGAGAAGGTCTACCGTCGCGGGCAAGGCGCTTACTTGGCGGGCGGATCGCGCAACGTGTCGATGGAGGCCTGGGCTATGGGCCGGGTCAATAGCTTTGTGACTGGTAAAGGCAAGGCAAGGCAGGCAGACGCTGATTTGCTGCGGCCAAAATCGAAGGCAAAGCCCAAGGCAAAACCTAAAGCCCGTACAAGCAAGCGAAAGTAATGGCAGCTATCAATCACCCCGACGGCGGCCGGTTCCAGGGCTACGGCAAACCCAAGATGACCCCCACCCACCCGAAATATGCGGCGGCGGTTGTCATCAAGGAAAACGGCCGTGACCGTCTGATTCGGTTCGGCCTGCAGGGTGCCGATCGTTTCCCCAAGCGTAAAGGCGAAAGCAAAGCCGACGCAGCTAAGCGCGATGCTTGGAAGAAACGCCATGCACAAAACATTCGCCGCGGCCCAACTTCTGGTGCTTACTGGGCGAATCGTTTTCTTTGGTAGTAAATTTGGCGTGCAATTAACCCTGCGGGTTACACATGCCTGAAGAGGTAAACGTTGAGACGGCTGCGCCTGATCAACAAGATCAAAGCCAAGAAATCCAGCGTTTGATGCAGCGCATCGACGCAATGGATGCCAAGAACAAAGAACTGCTGAACGAAAAGAAGAAGTTCGCAGATCTTGAAGGCCGCCTGTCGTCTTTGCCGCCTGGCACCGATGTCCAGGAGCTGCTGGAGTTCAAGCAACGCACAGAGCAAAAGCAGCTCGAAAGCCAGGGCAAGTACGACGAGGCCTTGACCGCTAAGCAGCAGCAGTTCAAAGAGGTGCTGGAGCAAAAGGACCAGCGCATCAGCGAGCTGGAAGAAAAGGTCCGCAACCTTGAGCTGATCAATCCGGCGATTGCGGCCCTAAGTGAGGTGGTTCACGACCCTGACTTGGTGCTGAACAACTTCATCGACCCGCGCAAAATCAAGATCGAAGACGGCAGACCGATGGTTGATGACGGCGGCCCGCTGCCTGTCGGCATCCAGGACTGGGCCCGTAGCAAGTTCTCTGAGGAGCGGCGCTACATCTTGAAGGAGCCAACCCCCAGTGGCAGCGGTGCCCCTACTGCACGGGCAACACCCAGCACATCGGGCCTAGATCCTGAAACCATCAAGCTATTTGCACAGGGCCGTCAGGACGTTCAGCACGAGATTTATGACCGCGAAGGTGCTGACCGTTGGAAGGCTTATCGCAGAGCTGCGGAGCAATACAACGCAAGGTAAGATTTCAACAACAGTCTCAAAGCTGCGCCGCGAGACTTAGGGCTGCGCCCGAACTACCTGTAAACCTATTCGGAAAGACATGGCCACCAGAAGGTCGGACATTATCATCCCCGAAATTTTTACGGGCTACGTTGAAGAGCAAACAACCAATCAGGACAAGTTCCTGCAGTCTGGTGTTGTTGCTCCTCTCGCAGCCCTGAATGCTTCGGAGGATGGCGGCGATTTCGTCAACATCCCAAACATCAAAGCCAACCTGACAGGTGACTTTGAGGTGATGAGCGACAGCACATCACTGACCCCCGGCAAGGTATCTGCTGATAAGCAGATTGGCGTTGTGCTCCACCGGGCACGGGCCTTTGAAACACGCGACCTCGCCACCCTGGCAGCAGGCACCGACCTGCAAGCCGCAATCGGCAACAAGCTGGGCGCTTACATCGCGCACCAAAAGCAGAAAGATCTCATCTCCTGCCTGCAAGGTGCTTTCGGTTCACTGAACGCCAACACCAGCAGCTCCGCGCTGTTCAACCTGGCGCTGGACTCTGAATCTGGCGACAGCCCCGCGGTGCTTTCCAGCCGTACCGTCTCCCGTGCCCGCGCACTGCTGGGCGACCAGGGCGACAAGCTGAGCGTCATTGCGATGCATAGCAACACCTACTACGACCTGGAAGAACGCAACGCCCTGCGTTACATCGACACCTCTGACGTTCGTGGCACCACCACCACGCAGTCCGGTGGCGATATGACCAACACCTTCGGCAACCCCGTTGTGGCCGAATACATGGGTATGCGTGTTGTGGTGTCCGATGACATCCCAACCACCGGCTCAGGTGCTTCTACGGAATACGCGGTTTATATGTTCACCCCCGGCGCTGTCGGCACTGGTGAACAATCTGCGCTCCGTACTGAAACTGATCGTGACATCCTTGCCAAAAGCTCGGCTGTCAGTTTTGACCTCCACTACCTGTATCACCCGATCGGGATTAAGTGGGCTGTAACTACAACCAACCCGAACCGCACGCAGCTCGAAACCGCTTCCAACTGGTCGCTGGTTTATGAGACCAAAAACGTGGGAATCGTCCGGGCGACCGTTGTTTCTAACCACGATTGACGGAGGTAACTAACCATGGCTTCAATTTTTGAACTTGAGTCCCCGACTTTTGCGCGGGAAACCTCCGGTATCACTGTCGTTGCTGCTGGCAACGAAGCAACCACCCTCACCGCTGCTCAGTGTGTGGACTCTTTGGTCCGCATGACCCCCAGCGCAGGCCGCAATGTGACCACCGCAACTGCGGCGGCCATCGTGGCTGAAATCGTGGGTTGCAAGGTTGGCTCTTCTTTCCGTCTCATCCTGCGGAACGAAGCATCGGCCACCCATGCAATGACCCTCGTGGGTGGTACGGGTGTGACTCTGCACTCTGACAACACCAACACTGCTGCTGCTGCTGCCACTCGGGAGTTCATCGGCGAAGTGACTGCTGTTGACAGTGGTTCAGAGGCAATCACTCTGTACTCAATGCCTTCGGCAGCTCACTGATGGCTCTATACGCTTTCCGGCGTATGAGGGAAAGACTGGCCGCTTCTCAGGAGGCGGCCTCTCTTCCTTCACAAGAGCAGCCAGAATCCAAGAAAGCCCCGGTAAAGGAGGCCAATGGCAGTAACAATCGACGCAACGGTGGGCGGCGCAAGCGCCAACAGCTACATAACGCTGGATGACGCCAACGATCTGGTGGACGCCATGGTGTCCAGCACAGACGTGTCTAAATGGTCCACTGGTACAGACGACACCCGCAACCGTGCGCTGGCTACTGCCGCACAACGCTTGGACCGTGAACGGTTTCTAGGCGCAAGAGCAACCAACACGCAGGCTCTGCAGTGGCCCCGTGATGGTGTACGCAAGCCTGACAGCTACACCCCGGTGTATAGCTTCGGTTTTGCGTTCCGGTCGGTCGTTGACTACTTCACGACCACCGAAATCCCAGATCAGGTCAAGCGGGCCCAGGTGGAGCTGGCCGTTTATCTGAAAAACAATGTCGATGGTCTCGGCCTGAGCGGTTTGGAAGACTTCCAGAACCTGCAGGTTGGCTCCATCAACATCACACCCAACTTCTTTGGTGCTGTCGGCGCTGATCGGATCCCACCGATTGTTGAGCGTTATCTGACCGGGCTAAGGATTTCTGGCCCAGGTAACATTGCAATTAAGCGGAGCTGATCATGGGCATGAGTTACGACGTTGTTGCTTACGAGCACGTCTCAGATGACCAGGCCCATACCGGCGATTTCGTCGGCTTGGTTGCCTACAAGGCCACCACAATCAGCGCGATGACCGCTGAGCAGGTCTCAGGCAATGCTCTGAGCAGCATGGCTGTTGCGGCTGGCACTGAGATCTACATCAGGTTCACGTCGATCACCTGCGCCAGTGGCGGCGGTCTGTTCCTCTATAAGGCCTGATCAATGGCCCTTGGTGATCTGATCGCAAAGGCATTGCCTAAAGCCTTCACCAAGGTGCGCACAGAGGTGACGTTTCGCAGCGTTGCCGCAGGCGCTTACAACACCACAACCGGCACGGTTGCAGAGACCAACACCGACACCGAGCACACGGGCACGCTGAGCGACGTGACCCTGCGTGAGGTCAATGAGCTGATTCAGGCGGGCGACAAGATCCTTACGGTCCCGGCGTCTGAGTTCGCATCGCGGCCGGACAATAAGGACAAGATCGTCATCAGCACCGTGGTGCATCAGGTGATCACCATCAGGGTTGAGGAGGTGAACGGCGTGGATTTGGTTTATGAGTTCGTCTTGAGGGCATAGCGATGGCCAAAGAGATCCCGCTAGGCGACATCCCCGACTACCTGCAGGAAAGCGTCCGGATCGTTGTTGCCGCGGCCACGTTGGAGGCAGAAGGCCGTCTGAAGGTGGCCACGCCTGTGGGTGAAACTGGCCTGCTGCAAAACTCCTGGCAAAGCGAGACGCCATTGCCGGGCGACAAAAACCCAACAGGCTCAGTAATCAACAACGTGGTGTACGCCGAGCCAAACATTTACGGCACCGCGTTGCCCCCGTCTTGGAAGGGCAAATACAGAACACGGCAGGGCACAAAGCCTGGGTTCCCTGATCTGATTGCTAAAGAGCTTGAAACCTGGGCCCAGGGCGAGTTCCAGAAGATCCTTCGGAGGGCGTAATGGCTGCTGCAGACCTAAACACCATTCGGTCCGTTATTGAGGCCAGGTTGGCCACAGAGCTGGCAGGCAGCCCGGTCATCCCGGTGGTGTTTCACAACATGCCCTACACGCCGACGCCAAACAGCAGCTGGGTGCAGTGCCTCACATCCTTCGGGAACAATGAGTTTTTAAGCCTGGGTGGCACCAGCGATTCAGACAACCGGATTGTCGGTGTTGTTGTGATCAATATCTTTTCAGCTGCAGGTGTTGGCCCTGGCGCGAATTATGTGATTGGTAAACGGGTTCGTGACCTTTACAATAGGGCCAACGTGTCGGGGGTTTACTTCGACGCTCCTATCGGCCCAGAGGTTCTGGCCTCACCAGCTCCTGAGGGCTACTTTCAGACTCAGGTCCGTGTGACCTTTGAATTCATCGAGGAACTCTGACCTATGGCTTTTTATCGAGGCGAAGAAGGGAGCGTCAAGTTTGACGACGCAGGCTCCAGCAATTCAGCCATCACCAGCACTCGGTCCTGGTCTCTGACCCTTGATAAAGAGGTTCTGAGCACCACCGTGATGGGTGACACCTACGGCGGCAACGTCGGCGGGATTATCCAGGGCAGCGGCAGCGTGGAGGTGATCTATACGGCATCAAGCGCCGACGAGACAGCCGCGTTCATTGATCACATCAACACCCCGACCGATTCAGGCTCCGCCTCGTTTGAGTTGTTCCTAGACACCAGCGGCGACAAGAAAATCACCTTCGACGGTGTGGTGACATCAGCCGATCTATCGGCCACCGTGGGCGAAATCGAAATCATCACCGTTAACTTCACAACTAACGGTGCCATCACCACCGCTATCTGATCATGGCTTTTTATCGAGGACAACAGGGCACCATCAAGTTCGACAAGGACGCAGCTGGTGCAGCACTTGGCGAGATTGCAGCCGTGCGGTCTTGGTCTCTGTCGGTTGAGAAAGAAGTTCTGGAAGTCACCGACCACGGCGACACCTTCCGGGCCTATGTGGGCGGCTTGGTCAGTGGGTCTGGCTCCTGTGAAGTGCTCTATGACGCACCGAGTGGAGGTGACAAGTTGGATCTGTTGAACGAGGCATTGACCACAGAAGATCCAGCAAACGCAAACTTTGAGC